AGTGAAACTCGTAAAGTGGCATGGCTACTTCTGAGTGAAAGTCACTTCCTTAGTGGCCCGCAGTCGGCCAATAACCGTCACCACTAGCCCTGCAATGGCGCTCACGTCGGTTATGACGCCGGACACTACTGGCACATACTTTGGCGCGAACACGCTGAGGGCCGTCAAAGCAACGCCGGTTAGCGTCAGAGACTTGTACCAAGGTTTGCTGTTTTCCATGTGTCCTCCTAGAACCTGAAGCCCGCGCCCGCGCCATACTTGTGAGTCGAAGCGCCAGCAAAACCGGCAGTAAACTCATACTCAAGAAAGAACGGACGCAGGAAGAAGTGGCCCAAGTTGACATCGGCCCCCAGCTGATAGCGGCGGACGAAGTGCCGGGTTGAAACGTCGGTGGGGTTGCGAAACCCGAACAGAGCCGTTGCGAACGGTTCAATAGGGCCAGCCTTATAGCTGAGTCGCGGGCCGAAAGAGAATGTATCGGTGTCGCGTCTAATAACATCGAACATCGTCCCCGCTGTCATAGCGCCCATCATCGCAGGCGGAAGCGTCTCTACCGGATAGGTCTCCGGGTCAAGCTGCGTCACGTCGAACGTGCGCTGAAAGTTGAATACGCCGCCGAGACGGAAGCCGCCCTTGCTGACGATACGCCCGTCAACGTCCAACCACAGCCCATTCAAGTATTCGGCTGTCTCGTTCGGGTCGAACTTGAACTCATTGCCGACGTAGCCGACAGAGACTTTAAGCTTGTCCTGCGCCAGCGTGGACGCAGTAAACGCCAATAGAATTGTGAGTGTAAAAAGCAACGTTCTCATTATTCTTCTCCTGTTATTGTAATGTCGTGGTTGTAGACGCACAGCTTCAACGCTCGCACATCTCGCACGCGCCCTGCATCTCGCAGCATTCTTCGTGCTGTTACCTCGACTTGATTTAACATGCTGTCTAGAACCGCTTCGGGCCATTCGTCGGTGTCGAACTTTGCCATCTGTTCATCGTCGATGGTGTTTGTTACGACAAGCGGCCACGGACTATCATTTGTCATTGAATCCCTCCAAGTGCTCCCATTAGCAAATCTGACTGTGTGGGCGCTTGTCCCGCCCCGCCCAGTCCCGGAGTTTGCGGTATCGGGGCAGGGGCGAGAGCGCCAGCTAGCGCGGGCGGCAGTTCACCGCCGGACCCCGCGCCGCCTTCTTCCAGCGGCGGCATCGGCACAAGCGCGGGCTTGAAGAAGCGCCCGATGTCCTTTTCGTTGTAGGGCTGCAGAACCCAATTGAATAGCTGCGGTATATCAAAAACCATCTGCCCCTGTTCGGCCATCACCGGCAGGGCGGATATGGCAAGCTGGAAGATTTCCTTCCTCGACTGCTTCTCAAGCGCCGGGTCAGTCTTCGGCGCGGCGAAGTAGTTGACTTCAACATCCACGCCCGCTTGAATGTCTTCATTCGTGTATTCGTGCCAGAAAGCGCCCTGCAGCCCGACAACCTCTATCACGTCGGCTGTCGTGCGAAACTTCTTCAGGTGGCCGAGTATCTGCGTCGCCACGTCCTCTACGAACTCTTCAAAGTCCTCAACGTGCTGGTCCAATTTCAGCCCTGTAAGCCTAGCCCTTGTCCCAATCTCGCCCGCAGTCGTTCGAGAGGGAAGCCGTGCGCCTTGTAGTAGCGCGTCGGCCCCGGTTAGTTCTTCTATGTTGCGTTCCAGGTTTTGCTTGTAGACTTGGAACATCTGCGACAGGTCGGCAGGCGGTATGGGCTGAATGTCCCCAACAACAATGTCGTCCCCGTTCTGGAACTTACTCACCTCTTCGGGGTTTGTGGTTTCGCTTGCCCTGTAGCGCGGGCGACTCTTCCGCATTACGTCCTGTTCAAGCGTGGCCCCACGGTTGAGTTGAATTTGCTGGTCTTCCATCCAGCGGGGAAGCCCTATGCCGTATGGCTGGTTGGGCGCGTCAATGTACTTCGCCATCACATAGGGGAAGCCGTCTAGATAGTCGTATGGCCACTCTGTAACCAATAGCGGATAGGGGCAACCGTCAGCGTAAATCATTCGCTTTCTATATTTCTTGTCCCAAATCTCAATCAGCGTGACAAGGTTGTCTTCCGGCAATGCGAATGACTGCATGCCCTTCATCCAGCCGGGAGGGACGCCCATTGTCTCCCACGCCGTTTGAGTCGTCGGCGTGTAGTCGCCGCTGTACATCATCCCCAACACTTCTGGGTCGTATTCCTTGTTCACTATCACGTCGGCGTAAGGAACGAAGAACACTTCGGCGCACCAACGCGCCGTATTAAGCGTCCTGTCCTTGCCTGCCCAGTCCCATATGAAATTAAGCGGGTTGACGCGTTCGACGTATGGCGCGTCCCGCTTCACGTAGTCGGCGTAATTGATAATGCCGTCGTCCTTGGGCTTCTTGCTTTCGTCCACCTCCACCGTATAGCCCGGCTTGGCGATGCAGTGCCCGATGATAACCATGTCCCGCGCGCAGACTTTCATAGCCGACGTCATCTTGCGTTTGCGCCACTCGTAGTTGAGTAGGGCTTGCTGAATCATTGCTGACACGTCATCGGACGGGCGTTGCGGCTTCAGTAGGAACTTAATTTCATCGTTGATAAGGAAGGGAACTATCGAGTTGATGATACTTCCCGTCTTGTTAATTGTGGCGGTGTCGCGCGGGTTGTCGGAACTGACTTGCCCGCCTAGCCCACCCCTGTCTTCCCACTGTTCGCCCTCATACCAGCGGTAATAGCGCCGCCAGTCCTTTTCGCCATTCTTTCGCACCAGCCGCGCCTGCCGGGTCATAGCTATCCGTGAAAGCCATATCTCCCCGTCAAGTTTCGGGTCGCCCGTTTCGCTGCGGGCGCTTACCATGACTTTCTTTCCACGGCTGCGGCGCGTCACCGCTGGGCCGTCGGGAAAGATAATTGGGACTGTCAGTTTCTTTCTCGGCATTTAATGTCCTGGGACTCGTAAACCACGTTGTTTCGCTAGCCTGTGCGCTTCCCAGGCGAAAGAACCGCGCGGTATCGCTTGGCGCGGCGGTGAAAAACGGTGAATGTGCTTCTTTAGAAAGCGGGCAATCATCGCCGCTGAAACGAAGTCATCCTTCGTCCCCGGCGCGCCGCCCAGTTTGTTGTTCTTCAATACCTGATAGGTTTTGAGTTGGTCTATCAGCTTCACGCTGCGGAATAGAATGCTGTGGTTGACTATCTCTTCCGCGAGGTCGGAAACCAGTTTTGACTTGCCGTCGGCTGTCACGTTGACGCCCGGAACGGTGTCACGGCGTGTCTTGCCGGTGAACATATCGCGCGGGAAGTAGAGACGCGGATAACGCCATATTTTGTGTAGGTAATCATTCACCACCGCGCCGCCCCGTTCATTGTGTTCGACGCCGAGTAGCGCGTCATCATAAAGACGGCCTAGCCAATTCAGTAGCTCCGCGAAGTCGTGCGGCGGAATGACGGCGTTGAAGCTGGCTACTTCTTCGGTTTCGTCTGCCGATACAGCCAGAACCACGGCGGCTGATGGGTCTGCACCGGCGGACATGCCCATGCTTGTGTCCGCACCAATAACGAATGACGTATGCTCGCGCTCGAACTCTCCCGGCAGTCGGTAGAAGTAGACTTTGCCGTACCCGTCGGCGCGGTGGAATTTGCGGTTCGGGTTGGTTTCATCGTCGTCCTGTATCAACTTGCAGCGTATCGGCGTGTAGCCTTCGGCTGCGACGTATGCCCGCATCTCTTCAAGGCTTTCGTGGTCGAAAAGGTTCTTCGCGCCGGTGGCGAAACTGTCAGCGGGCGTCAGCGGGTACTCGTGTCTGAACACCTGCAACTGGCCCATGCACTTCGTGTCAATCGTGCGCCTGCGCCAATGCAGACGGCGGCGAACTTCCTCCGCTACCCACTCTTCGCCACCTTCTTCCACTTCTCGCGGATACCAGATAGGCAGGGTATCGCGGATAGTCTGCTCCGTTTCCACTTCGTTCCCATACCGTGAATCCGGGTCGGCGGACAGTTCTTTTAGCTTGTCGTACTTCAACTGAGCAGTTCTGTACTCGTCAAAGGCCGTCCAGGGGATGAACACCTTGCGGTATCCGTTGTTTTCGTCTGTCCACCATTGCGTGGCTTCGTTCTCGCCTTTGGCTGTGGACTCAAGTATGAGCATCGTTCCGGCCTCGTCGGACATCACCTGAAGCAGTCCGCCCATCTGGTCCTTCACGTCAACTTTTAATTCGGGCCACAAGGCAAATTCACTTAACAGGACGGCATGGAAGTTATAGGAGCGCCCTAACTGTCCAGCCTGCGCCGTTCTAAATACCAGCTTGCTTTCGAGTCCGACACCCGCGCCGCGCCTGCGTTCGTGCGTCGTAGTGCTGAAGTAAACCAAGTCCCGCCTGTCGGTGTGCGTCTTCGGCTGAAGCATCGGATGCAGCCCTGTGTACATCGCCCGAAGCCGGTTGTTGAAGTCGTATGTGCTATTTTCGTCGTGGGCGCATATCAGGGCTTCACGGTTGGCGCGAAGGGAAGTGAGCCATAGGAATAGCGCCAACCAAAATGTTGAGACGCCTTCTTGTCTCGCCTTCAGAATGAACCATCGAACAGGCCGACGCGCCGCCAGGTCTTCCACTAACCACTCCCACATCCGGCGCTGGATACGATTCAAGCGCAGCGGAACCCTTTGCCCTTTCTTCGTTTTGATGAACACGTTGATAGCAGCCCATACAGGGAAGTCCCACTCGGCGAGTTCCGTGAACCGACGGGCTATGTAGGCGTCGGGGTCTTTCTCGTACTCAGACACTTCCCGTTCCACGCGCGCCGGGTCTGGCGTGGCTAGTCTGATAGCGTCGGCTACGGCTAAGCCGTCACTATTCGGTTGTGTCGCCGTCTGAGTCATCTTCTTCCGCGTCTATCACTGCGCTTGCGGTTATTTGCGTTAGACTGGCAAGCGGCCCCGCGTTCACGGTTGCGCCTTCCATTAGCTGGTTAAATGTGGCCTGAACCCTGACGGACTGGGTTTTCATCCCGCCGCCTATCTTGAGTATCAGCCCCGCAGCGGTAAGCGCCGTCTTGTCGTCGGTGCCGCGAAGGATGCTTGCCAGCTTATCCATCACCTCTTCGTGAAGCGCCAGCGCACGGGCCTTCGTCGCCTCTTGGATATCCCTTACTTCGTCTCTGCTGTAGGGAACTAGCGCCTCACTCATTCGGCACCTCTATTTCAATCATCACCTTGCGCCGCGCCCCTATCGCTTTCAGCATCTTCGGCCCCGGCGTCCGCTTCCCGGCAATCAGCAAGTCAATAAACTGCCCGGATACACCCAGGCGTCGGCCTAGCTCCGCTTTGCTTCCCGTAGTGCGCGCAAGCTGCGCAAGGTGTTCCTGAAAGCGTCCCAGGTCGAGCAGGAAAGTCCGCTTCGCAACCTCCTGGGGCAACTGCGCTGTTGTAATTTCGGTGTTTGTATCTTTTTGGCCCACGTCGGCCATTTTTCACACGTGGGAAATTAAGTCAAGTGCGAAACGGGCTAAGAAACGGAAACCGAATAGTTGATAGGCTTTAGGAATGTAAGGTTAGGAATTGACTTAAGGGGTAGGGAGGTGTAATGTGTCGGCATTCAAGGGCATAGACAGCTTTTTGAGGCATCAAGATTCCGTACTTAACCTCCGATGGTTTGCCCGTCAGACAACTGACGGGCTTTTTGTTGTATAATGCGGGCGGACTGAAAAAGTATTGGCGTACTTCCTCAGTCCTAAACAAATTAACCTTTCACGGAGGCTAAAATGTCTGAATACAACTCTACCGCACTCGCCCGGTTCTGGGCAAAAATTCAAATCAGCGAAACGAAGAGTTTTGAGGGAACCCCTTGTTGGGAATGGACTGGATGTATTCATCCTTTGGGGTATGGCCAATTCAGGCCGGATGGTAGGCGAAAGCATAATGGCGGCAAGCCGCAGACTAGCCCGCACCGTTTCGCCTATGAACAGTTTGTGGGCGAGATACCGAAGGACAAGGAAGTCGACCACCTGTGCAATGTCAAACACTGCGCGAACCCTCGGCATCTTGAACTTGTGACGAGGCAAGAGAACTTGACGCGGCGTAATAGGCGCTACTCTCGAATCTGCCCGAAGCACAACGAAGAGAAAGGGCCAGTTGGCCAGAAGCATTCAAAATTGGTGTGCAAGTCATGCGCAAGGGAACGAGTTGCCGGGTACCGGGAGAGGCAGAGGGGCCGCGTCTGATACACGACAACTGGCCCCGATAATAGTTGTTACGTAATCGGCAGGGAATTTTCATTCGTTTTTAAAGGTTTACCTACCGCCGCCCGGCGTCAGCGTCGGCGCTTTCCGGCTGGCCATACTCATCCATAAACTTCTTCGCGGCCTCAAGCGCGGGCCATTCTTCGCGCCCCGCTGTGCATGCCGGGGATTCGGGCGGCGCAGCCGCCAAGTGCGGAATGTAGCGATACCGCGCCAGCTCGGCGCGCAGATTGGCGTTTTCGGCTTCGAGTTCGCGGATTCGCGCCAACGCTTTCTCTAATTCGTCGCCAACGCTGTAGGCTACGGCCCGGAAGCCGTCGTCAATTGCTTCTTTAGTCATTACGCTACCTCCTCTTTGTTGTTTTCGACGGCTTGCAATACGCCCGCGTCCTCGCGGCCCATTATCCGAATGCAGCGCGTCATCAAGTCAATTATCCGTTGCGCTGAAGCCTGAACCGTTGCGTCAGGATGCTTCAGCAATGTGTAAGCCTCTGCTCTTGCGTCCAGATTCGCACCCGGCACATCGTAAATTGTGAAGTCGTCCGTCAATTTCTCGCTGCTTTTTCCGGAGGATGTTCCGGATAATCCCGACTTTCGTTTCATGGTCTTCGCGCTCCAATTCGATAAGTTGAGTGGCGCTTATGTAGCCTGCCGTCAGCCGTGTTTCGTCGCCACATTCCGCACATTTAGCCCGTCTGAGAATCTCAAATCCGGTTCTTGTTTTACGCCCAACTTTCCGCTTTCCTGACGGGTTTACGGCGTGCAATTCCGGTGCTAGAACTTGGCCATTTCCAAGTCTTTTCCACGTCTTAATATGGCTATTGATAAGCGATAGCTGCGAAACGACTTCCGGGGAATTTTTAGTACTAAATCCGTCTCCGGAAATTAGCCTAAAAGCTGGACGCTCTTTAGTACTAAAAACCTCAGCGGATTTAGGCGGCTCCGGGGGCGCGCTTTTAGTACTAAAAGTCTCCGGATTTTTAGGCGCTGGCTTTTTATCCGGTTCTGGTATACTTTCCACCTCCGGAGCAATTAGCGGTTGCTCCTTCGGTTCTGTTGAGACTCGCGCCGCCTCTACCGGCGCGAGTCTTTTCCCTCTAACCTACCCGTCGCGTGGGCGTCCAGCTCTTCAGGAAACTCGCCCGTCATGCTCTTCGTCGGCCCGTGTCGGTTAACTATTAGTGGCTCCCTGCCGTGCTGAGCCACTAGCATTCGGGTGTCAAGCTGCGGCTCAATGTCAGCGTTCTGCTGCTGATTGTCAGGTACCCCGTCAAAGTTCGCGTCAATGTCCTCCTTGTTCATCATCATCCAGAACGCGCAGCCGACGAAGAACAACGACAGGATGAACAGGACTGAGTACATCCAGCCGTCGAGATACCACCTGGGCAGAATTGACGAGTTTTTCACGTTGTCGTTCCCTGCCCTAACCGCG